TGAACTGTGACAAGCATATGAGCAATTGCCTCTGTCACCGTTTGGCTTTTTAACAACCAACACTTTTAGCGCATTGGCCTTCTGACTTTTTGTCAGTGAAAACTTAGTGCCGTCGAGGCCGTCGAGCGCGTTCTCAACCAAAGATGAAATGAATGGGCGCTGTGTGTTTAGATCGTATGTCATTATAGATACTCCTGATTGGATAGTGGATAAGGGGCCGAAGCCCCCCGTTGGTTATTTAAGAGTTACTTTGAGCCAACATGCCCGTGCGTTGCCTTGCTGGCTGGTGAAGTGGCTGCGAGCGCAACCGTTTTGGGCATCCTGCAAAAACCATTTATATATCCCCAAGTCACCTCCGACATATGTTCCAATGGTTACATAAACTGGATAAAGCGGCTCATCTCTTACAAATACTTTGATTTCGGTAACTTCATAAACGCAACCGTGCTGTAGCAGATGGTCGCCAATCTTAATGGCCGCTGGCATGATGCTTTCAGTGGTGTAGTCATCATAGGTCAATGGGTTTTCTTGCAGCCCGTCAAAGTAGGCGACCCTTGCTGCATTTGTTGCCGCGATGGTTTCTTGATTTACGATTGTCATTGGGTCTCTCCTTGGTTGCTATACCATTATACATAGCAGGTATGTCAGGAGATACAATAGTAAAATACAAACTAAATACATTTAATTAATATATGGGGGGAAATATAGGGGGAAAATAGGGGGAAGCCAAAATGGGCGACTTTCCCCCGATGAAATTTATGACGCAATCTGATACAGCCAACAGTCCATGTATCCTTCCCCAGCGTCTCGCCGTCTGACGTGAGATTTTTTTGTGACATAGCCAGCATCGACAGCGTGGCGCATAGTTCCGCAAATTTTGTGCGAATTTTTTTTCAACAAAACTGCGATATCTTTGCTGGTCATAGGCCCGTGTCTCTCCAATATTGTTAATATTGGCTTGAACGCTGACGTATCTGTGCGGCTAGGAATTTTTTTCACATCAATCGGCAGCGGTGGCCGCAGTTTTTTTCCGTCTCTACCCTTAGTTTTTGCGTAAAATTTCTCCAACGTCAGTATGCAATGAGCATAAGTATTTTCATATGAAATCTGCTCTAATCTTGTTCTGTTTCTTCTCATCTGTTCTCTCCCTCAGATTTTATAGTTTCTCATTCGCAGATTGCTAACAAATCGATCAAGCTCGACCTGTGCTGTCCATAAATTTTGTTTTGTATTCGGCAGCGGATCAACTGCATATGCAGCGTTGTGGCATCGCTCAACTTCTTGTCGTAAGAATTTTAGTTCGGCTTTATGCGTCAGTAAAATCTCTTTCATTTTTTTTCCTGTATGATAGATTACTTTGGAGGGTGGTTTTCATATCAACATTTGCCTGTCGGTCTGGTTAACGTCACCGTGCCACCCTCACGATTCCTGTCCTCCTTCAGCAACTTTTTTTGGTAAAATTTAATCTGTTCTCTGAGGCCGGCATTGTCAGCCTCCAAGCGTTTATTTTCTTCGTTTACTCGCTGATATTCATCGCGGTGTATCAATTTATTAAGCCTCCATTTGGTCATTTTTCAAGAAACTCCAGCACTTGCTTCGACGCATCGCTTGCGCCCCGTCCAATAATCACACTGTGGCCCACCGATCTTAAATATTCGATCATTTTTTTCTGATCGGGGGAAAGTCTGCCACCCGTGACCCTTTTCATCTCCACCCACAAATTGCAGGAGGGGATGTACAAGTCTGGTATTCCCCTTGTGACCCCCTCTGCCTTCAACCGTGTCGCCACGCTAATCGATCTCTTCTCACCGTTTGGGATCGCAAAAATCAGCGTGTCTGGATATTTGGCGCGAAACCAGTTCACAAACCCCACCTGTTCCGAATGCTCAGAGTGCTTAAAACGGTATGTCTTCGACACCCCAATCAGCGTATGGCCCTTCTTGGTTTTCAATTTTTCTCTCCAATTTTGTATAATCGAACTGCACAACCTCAAAATATTTCGGGTTGTATGTCGAAGGTTTTATCTTGATGCGGCTGGGGCTATCCCACCATTGGCACTCGTCCAGAGCCTCGTTAGTTGTGTCGGCCCCCGATGACAGCAACGGCTTACGCGCTTGGTATCTACTGGCGGCGTATCCACCATGATCGGGGCAGAGCCATTCGTTCACTGATAACATCCCAGCGTAGTACGTGACTTTGACCGAGTCAGGCTTCCCCTCTTTTTTGTGCCGATGGTAAATTACGCTATCCACATCGACCCACTCCTCTTTTACTTGACTGGAGAGCATGGCACCAGAATAGCTGTTTGAATTGTGGTTCAAAGTGGGTGGCGGGAATTGATGGCCGCAGACGTGGCATTGCAACGCCGCTGCAAAGCACAGTGCTTGGCAAGCCTCGCACATTTTTACGGGTGCCGTACCCTCGCCTGCCCCCGCGCTTTTATCCTTGGGTTTTACCCTATCTATAAATCCGTGCCTCAAACAGTTGGCTCCGAAATCAAGCACCAAGCAATCAGTCTTGCCTTCGGCTACTCTCGTACCCCTCCCAACCATTTGGATATAGAGGCCACAACTTGCGGTTGCTCTGCACAAACAAACAACGTCCACAGCAGGATGATCAAATCCAGTGGTTAGCACGTTCACATTTATCAAGCATTTAAGATCACCGCTCTTAAAGTCTGCAATCGTTTGCTCCCGCACGGCGCTGCTGTCGTTACCTGTCACCACGCCGACATCAATGTCGTGCGCCTCAAATTCATCCTTCAGCATGAACGCATGATTGACGCCAGAACTAAACACCAGCCAGCTTTTTCGATCCGCGCTCAGTTCCACAATCTCAGCAACCGTCTTCCGCACCAGTTCGGGATCAGACGCAGCCGTTGCGAGGTCGCTCTCAATAAACTCACCGCCCCGTTTTTTTACGTTGGTCAGATCGATCTGGTTCAGACCGCCCTTCGATATGACTGGCGACAGGTAGCCCTGCTCCATCAGCATATCGATTGGAATGTCATAAGCGATACCGTCGAACAAAGCACCCGCACCTTTGTGGAGATAGCCACTGTCCAATCGATAGGGTGTCGCTGTCAGACCCACTATTTTAATGGCAGGATTGCACACTTTCAGATCGGCAATAAACCTGTTGTATCGCGTCTCAGTATTTTTTGGCAGCATGTGCGCCTCGTCGATCAGAATAAGGTCTGGCGCAGGGATGATGTCATAGGCGCGTTCCCAGACGCTCTGAATGCCAGCAAATGTGATGGGGCGGTCCAAAACCTTCTGTTTCAGCCCCGCACTATAAACGCCGTAATCAGCCTCTGGATACATCTTCAACAGGCCATTGGCCCCTTGCTCCAAAAGCTCCTTCACATGCGTCACAATCATTACCCGTGTGCCAGAAAATGACATGGCGTCCCTTACGATCTGCGCTATGATGGCTGTTTTGCCCGATCCAGTGGGGGCGACTATAAGTGGATTATCACCCGCCTTACTCGCCCAATAGTTGTACAAGCTATCGACAGCTTCTCTTTGGTAATCGCGTAATTCAAAGGTCATGGGACAGAACTCTTTCTTCACGTTGACTTTTCTTCATCAAACAAATCACCCAAGGCCGCTGTGCGAAACAGCGCGGGTTCGTGGGCTAATCTTTTCATTTGTTTCGTTTCAAAAAACCCAATGTATTGCGGATTGTTTATCATAAACAGGCGTGTAAACAGGGCAATGAAGTCGTTAGATATTTTGTAATCATCCCCTTTTGTCACGATAGAGCTTTCCCATCGTACTCTGTTAGCAATTAGCCACCCGCTTAGTCTTAAATGCCCCCTGTAAATGGCTTGAAGAGTGTATCGTTCAAACAACCTGTAAAACTCAGGGTTTAAATTGTGCCATCTTAACCACTTTTTTCCCAAACGGCTTTTGTTTAACATTTTAAAGAATTCATCCTCGGTCATTGTTTTTCTCCAGCTTGATCTTCCCACCAGTTTTCCATCACGAAAACCGTTCTCTCAATTCTTCGCTGTTGTCTTGGTTGCGAATGACGCCATGTGGGGTCTGATACTCTACGAAATCATCGCCAGCGTCTATGATCTCCCAATCGTCAGGCACCATAAACGGATTAAAAAGATGCCCCCCCGCTCCCTCCTTGCGGCTCCAAGTGCCGTCTTTTTCTGGGGTGCTGTGCGCGTCCGTCCGATCATTAACTTCTGGCAATTCACCGCCGTGACAAATCGGAATATAATTGCAAAACCGACAGGCAAACTTTGACGGGTCGTGGCTTATTTTAGACGGTGGCTTTTCGTCAAAGATAATATTGCTGGCTTTGCTGATCAAAAAATCACCCTCTGCCCGATCCCGCTTGATCCGCTCAGAATAAATCTCATCTGTGTTTTTGTTCACGGCAAAGAAATAACAACGATCAATGTCAGCCAAGTGCATCCCGACTTGGCACTGCGCCCAGTAAACGGGCTTACTGATCCTGACGCCTTTCATCTTTGTTTGGGCAAACGACTTGTCGTTCATCGTCTTGAACTCCAGCGTATGCGGCTCTGCACTCTCTGGGAAACCAATTCCAATGCCGTCTAGGCTCAATCCAAAGTGACCCCCGCAGGCCGTGTAATTTATCTGTCGGCCTGTCTCTGGATCGACCTCCCAGACCTCGACCCCAATTGCCCGAAGGTTTGCCACGATCCGCTCTTCCTCGCGGTCGCCCGTCTCAAACAGGCGCAGCATACGCCCCTCAAATCTCTGTGAGCTTGCGTGTCGAAACTGATACCAGAGCGCCCGACTGCACGGGTTGCCTATCTGGCTCCCCCCAAGATGCGGCCTGTGGCCGTTATCGCGGCTTGCCTCGTAGTGTTCGTAAATGGCCTGCACTGTGGGCGATGGATTGTATTTATCAAGGTTCATCTCGGCTCCTCTCTATTTGTAAAATGGGGCAGCAAAAGCCGCCCCATCGCAAAATAGATTATCGCTTCCAAGGTGGTGCTGCCGCCGCCGCTGGAGCCGCCGCAGGGGCCGCTGTAACAGCGCCGTTGGTTTTGGCACCTGAGTAGCCCTTGATCTCATTGCTGGCGCTGTACTGACCATCTGCGGCTTTAACTGCCACCTTCACCACCAGAGGCTTGTCGTGCAGTTCGCTGCTGTCGCGTGGCGTCATAACTCCTATCGCGTGGCAGATGGCCGACAGAGTGCGCTGGGCGATCTCAGTTGCAATCTGGTTCGGATTGTTGAGGTTCAATCGATCTATCAATTTGCGGCCAGCGTACTGGCCCTCGACAATCTCCAGACCAAGCTGCAAATAGCTGCCAGTCATAGCCTTAGTCGGCTTCTCCTCGCTCTCGACAATTACTGCCGAATAGTTTCCCGCTGGTAGCGGCTCATATGTTGCGGCTGGTTCAATAGCCGCTGCGTTAAATCCGTTCAGTTCCATGTGAGTTTTCCTTTTCTACTCTGCTACAAAATCTGCAAATGGGTTGCGGTCAAACGTGAATGCCAGAGGCTCACTGATGTTAAACCGATTTTTCGTGACGCTCGACGCCTGTGGGTGGCAGATGATCTCTCGCTCCCCCGTCGAGATCGCACGTTTCTTGTCGCCATCACCGCCACGAACAAATGTCTTCAGCCTGATCATGCCCACCATGTCGACATTATCAGTGTAATGAGGGATCGACTTCTTGTGCATCCGCACGGTGTATCGTGCGTAGCTTTCTTGATCTGGCAGGTCGAGCATCTCAGTATCGGCATGGCCGATAAAAATGACGTTCATTCCTTTCTCGTAGGCGAGTGATCCCGCCCAGTCTCTGATCTGCCGGTGCCTTTCAGCCGCCGTGCTATAGCCAGCGCCGTAGCCGCCGCCAGCTTGATTAATCGACTTGGCTTTTGGATCAGCCGCGACAATCTCAGCCTCGACCATCGTCGCAAGCTGGGTGATCGAATCAATCACCAGCGTCTTGTGGTCGTGCGTCTGTGTGGCAAGCGCCTCAATCGCGTCCAGCACGTCCTGCGTGGACGTTGCCAGTGGAAACAGGCTTACTTTGTCATTGCCGGTCAGACTGGCTGTGCCGTCCTCCGTGCGAATGAACACCGGGCTAGGCCACATACTAGCCAGTGTAGTCTTCCCCATTCCACCTTCGCCAAAGAGGGTTGCTATAATCGGACGCTGTCCCGATGGCTTGCTCAGTGTTTTAAGATCAATCGCCATTATAATTCTCCCATTCTACCTGTGCCATACTTTTTCTGTCTGCTGCCAACGATGACATCTCTTTCAAAATTGCCTCTTGAGTTTCAACAACGTGCAGAAAATCGTATCCATCATGGACGTTATTAAAGATCAACAATGATTTATTGCCGTTTAAATCTTTAACATCACCGCCCCATGTTTCTATCATTTTAACATGATCAAAATTAACAGTGACAATATTTGTCCTTCCTTCAATTTTTGATCTCAAACGAACCCAACAAGCCATTACTCAATTCTCCATGCCCGAAAGCTGCCATCGTCCTGCTGCTGGCAACGCACCAGCATCCCCATGCGCTTTCCCGTGTTGCGAATTGATGTGGCTTGCGACTGCTCATCGACAACAACGCTGTCTCCAACGCTCATTTGATTAAGCAAATCTTTCCACTTGCCCGATCTGTCCCGCGAGGGTGCCGTCATTGGCACCCCCTTTTCGATCTTAAACATTACCAATCTCCCTTAAATACTTTGGCGAATACCTCGTCCAAAATTTCATCTATGCTGCGGTTCATTCTGCAAACTCCAAGTCTGGGTGGTCGCGCCACCTGTTCAATTTTCGCTCTAACCTGATCTGGTCTGGACTTTTACTTTGGCCGTCCATCACAGTGACGGAGGCCAGAGAAACAATCAGCATTTCAAGCTCGACATCAGTGAGGCTCATCAAAGCGCCTCCACCTTGACGCCGATCTTGCCAGCTTTGGTTTCAAAGGCAGGCGCGATCTTGGCCCACAACTTTGGCTCATTAGCCAACAAATAGCGGCAACCAGCACTGTCTGCGCTGATTACTGTCTTTACTGGGTGCAAGTGCGTTGGGATTTTCTTGGCAACCTTGTCCCAAACGATGGCGTCAATTTTACGGCTGACAGGCTGTGTCAGCGTAACCTTGTGGCCGTCCAATTTGTGGGAGATGCTGCCCTCGTCTTTGACTTCTAGGGCCGCTGCGATCTGCTCTTCAATCGCGTGGCGCTTTGCTGTCAGCGCCTTTTCTTCTGCCTTAATTGCCAGCCAATCGACGGCAAGAATATCGACATTGATATTGTCCATTTCGTTCTCCATTTTTTCACATTCACTTTTTCTACAAGACGATCTTTACTAAATGGTTTTGAGCATGTAAAGCTCTTTTTTGAAATAATGCAAAATTGGAGACCACAATGGACAATATGATACCTCTTGAGACGATACGGGACGCCCTGCAAGATCGACGGCTAACCGTTGTCGCACAGAAATCTGGGCTGTCGCACCCCACCGTGAAGGCCGTGCAGCAGGGCAACGAACGAATCAGTTTGAACACTTGGAGGAAATTGTCAGAATATCTCACCGTGTATAAATAAAAGGTCAAAAAAAATGACAATAAAAGTGGAAGAGTATTGCGAGAAGCTGGGCTGGTATCTGGTTACGATACCCGCTGGCACGAAAGGCCCAACCCGCTTTGGATGGCAGAAGCCAGAGCAGGCACTGTCTGATCCAGAGAAGGCGCGTCTGTATTACGAGCAAAACCCCACCCATAATGTGGGGCTGTTGCATGGGGCCAGTGGAACTTGTGCAGTGGACATCGATCATGTGGAATACACCAAGATGATCTTTGAAGAACTGGGCATCGATTTTTCAGAGTTAATGCAGTCGGCTCCCCAGATTATTGGGCGCGAAAATCGAGGCAAATTAATCTTTAAGGCACCGCCCGATCTGATTACCCACAAAATATCGTGGCCCGTCGAGGGCGATCCGCGTAAAACTGAATGTGTCTTTGAGTTACGCGCCGGGGCAGTCCAAGATGTGTTGCCGCCATCAATCCATCCAGACACGGGCCGTCCCTACGAGTGGGCAGGCAGGAGTATCTTCGATGGCCTGCCAGAGCTACCGCCCCAGCTACTTACAATCTGGAGAGAGTGGGATAAATTTCGGCCACAGATGCAAGCCATATGCCCTTGGCGGCGTGAGCCAGAATTTCAGCCACCCCGCAAGCCAAGGCCGAAAAACAATGACGGCACCAGCGTCATCGACGCCTTTAATGAGGCCCACGATATGCATTCGTTGCTCGTTCAGTACGGCTACAAGCAGACCGCAAAGGATCGATACCTGTCGCCCAACAGCACGTCCAAGTTGGCGGGGGTCAAAGTCTTTGAGGATGGCCGCGCCTTCAGTCACCATGCGTCTGACCCTTTCGACAGCGCCCACAGCTTCGATTGCTTTGAGCTATGGACGCAGTACGAACATATGGGCAATGTCACCAAAGCGGTAAAAGACGCCGCTGCGTTCCTCAACGTCAGCAACAATCCAGATTACGAATACGATCAGGAGGCCATTGAGCATGGCGCAACGGTGGCGGCATCAATTATGTCCAAGCCCTCGGCCAAGTCCGAGCCTCTGGGCAATATCCCAGATCATCTGCTGTCGATACCGGGCGTATTGCAGGACGTGGTCAACTATTATTCGATTACCGCCATCAAGCCACAGCCCCAGTTCGCTGTTCAAGCGGCCATCGCCTTTGGCTCGACAGTGATGGGCAGGCGCTGGGTGACAAACCAGCGGAACTTCTCCAGCTTATATCTGCTAAATATCGGTGAGACTGGATCGGGCAAAGAACACAGCAAGACCGTGCTGGAGCGGCTGCTTGAAGAGGCTGGTCTGGAAGACCTGATCGGGCCAGCGGGGTATACGTCTGGCGCAGGGGTGATGTCCACCCTGACCAAGAAGCCAGTTCACGTATCTGTGATCGATGAGATGGGCCGTATGCTCAAGTCAGCAGCGGCAGTAGGGCATCAGCATAAAGCTGACGCTTTGACATCCATAATGGAGTGCTTCGGGCGTACAGACGGCGTCATGCGACAGGCCGGCTATGCAACCAACACTATGAAGGCCAGCGAGGCTGAAAAGCTGGAGAAGGTGGTCAGGCGTCCTTCCTTGACGCTGGTCGGTATGTCCACGCCCAGCGAATTTATGAAAGCCATTGGCGGGGGCGATGTGGCGTCTGGGCTGCTGAACAGGTTCCTGATCGTGAAAACCGATATCGGCGTCCAGCTATCGCAGGAAATCACAACGTCCACAATTTCAGAGCGGTTGAAGTCTTGGGCCACTGATCACGCTTACGCCGTTAACGGGACGCTAGACCCCGGCTCCACGCACGATGTGCCGCCCTCACCAATGGAGGTCAGCTTCACGCCAGAGGCCAAGGCGATCCTGAGACGCTATGAGGAGCGGCTGGTCGATGCCATCAAGAAAGAGGCCGGCACTGGGCTGGAGGCCATGTACAATCGCTCTAGAGAGATTGCCATGCGGCTGTCGCTTATCATTGCGCGGTCAATGGGACAGGAAAGTATTGGTCTGGATGCGATGCAGTGGTCGATAGATTACGTCGAGCATTACGCCACCGAAACCATCAAGATGTTTAAGGCCAACATGGCTGATGGCCCCTTCGATGCGGCGTGCAAGGCAGTGTTCGCCAAGATCGAAACGGCGGGGCTGGGGGGCATCACTGAGAGCCAGATCACGCGCAGCGTGGGGGCATTCGCAAATATGGACAGGCGCAAGCGTGGAGACGTTCTGGACGCGCTGGCAAATGATCGTGGCATAGAGTGCCGAAACTTAAACGAGGGCAAGCGGGGCCGTCCGACGATGGCTTGGTTCTCGCCTAGCATCCAATGATTAACTGCATGATTTACTGCATCACTAAACATTTGGGTATTTGTCAATGATTTCAACAGGTTCTGATTTATTGTATTTACTGCATTTATTGCGACACCTTGGGGGGTATCTATACTCCTCACCCTCCACCCCCCTCATACATAGTTGGTGGGTAGGGGGTGGGGGGCAGTAATACACTATATATATAATAATAATAATAATAATAATATTATATATATAAATAAGGTACTTAGAGCGTTTCGATTTATTGCATTTACGGCTCTGCAATAAATAAGCAGAAAATAAAGTAAATAAATTAACGATGGCCCTTGATATATCCGTAAATGTGTTTATTTATAATTGTATAGAAACAGGGAGAGAACGAAATGACAAAAACTTGGGTAGTGGTCAAAATGAAAAATACAAGCGCCGTGAAGGCATGGCGTTGCTACGGTGACGTGGCGTGGGGTTCGGCTTTGTATGAAGTATTGGGCTATCACACGGGTAGCCACAAAGACGCAATTAAATCTTTTAAAAGGGAGGCAGCACAATGAGCGATCTAGAAGCATTCACGCTGGCGCTGCGCCTATCAGTAACCGCGCCAACAGATGAACTCGCAGAGGGGCCACTGCAAATCGCGCAGGAACTCTCAAGGCGGCTAACCGCCGATCAAGTCAATCAGGCCAAATCAATCATCGAACTGGAGACAGCACAATGAGCGGCGCAACAGCACAAGAGTTCGCCAAGTGGACAGACCACGCCAAGACCGTCGATCAAGACGCACTGGTCTACATCATCCAAGACTGCCGCAATGCGCGGCAGGCAATGAAAGGCTGGAACCCAGTCAAAGAAAATTACTACGCCGATCAGGGCATGACCTACAGCGACGAACTCAGGAGGAGGATCAAATGAACAATGATGGCGCGGTGCGCGTCAAAAATAGACAGGCCGCATCCGTCACAAATAGGACGGCAAAAGTAACAGTTCCAGATGCACCGTGGGAGAGCGAACCAATGACCGAATACAAAGAAAACCTCAAAATTTTAAATGACGCAGCATATGATGCTATCCGAAAATGCCCACACAAACACCCACACAAAGAATTGGCTGGTCTCATTCGCATTGCAAGAATTATCGATGATTTAATCGACAACATGTAAAATAAACTTTACAGATAGTAAAAAATCGTTATCTGTAAGCCACCATTTAAATATCAATCAGGAAAAAAAATAATGGAACTTCTAAAAATTCACGGATTAATCACAAATATCACCCAACACTACAGCGCATTCGCTGTAGATGCCGAAGGCCAAAACACCTTCATAACCAACAACCTCGCACGGTTCCTGCAATTAACCGTGGGTGATCAGGTGCTAATGGACGTAGTACCAAACCACCCAGACAAGGCGCAAACCATACCATACCGAGCAGTCGGCCTCGTTAAGATCAAGGAATGTGGCCCAACAGCACGTATCTCACAGGACGAGCCAGAAACAGATAATGGTGTGCTGGATCAGCTTCTGAACGAGTGGACAGAGCAAAAGCAAAACCCGCAGGAAATAATGGAAACAATCAAATTTCTGCTCAAAGCCGCCGACACGTATCTCATAACTTCAGAGGTGGTCGCAGCATACCGAGAGGAGCAGCCAGACCAAACAGATGTCAGCAATAAAGACATTAACAATGCCTGCCACCGCCTGTTTAAACAGTCAAAAATTGCAAGGGCTGAGGTGTGGGCAAAGCCAGATCAATCAAAGTGCAGCTATAACCTGTGGGCATTCGATGCATCACGGTTCACGCTATGAGCCTAGAACGCATCGAAGAGTTGGGTCAGATTTTGTCAAAACTTGACCTGACAATACAGCACATGCTGTCGTGCAAAATAACGCCAGATGACTTTCCAGACCTCAATGACGCACTCAAAATGCTAGAAGAGGCCAGAGGAATGCTGAGAGAAACATACCAAAACGTCAGGACAGACTATGACCGAAATTGACATAAAAGAAATCTTGGAAGCAATGCCAGACGAAATGAGCAACACCCAAGTGATGGCAGTAATCGCAACAATCATACACTCATATGATCTAGATCACATTTTTCCAGAAATTATGGTCGGCGCTGGGGAGGCGCTGTTTGATATCCACAGAAATCCAGAAAAAAGGGAAATGCATTGACCAGACACGCAATTAAACGAGAGCAGTTCACAGTCGATCACCTGACATTTGAACTGACAGACACAACATACGCAGTAATAGCTGGGGAGGCCGTACACGCTAAAGATCGACGCCCACTGTTCACAAGCACCATAACAAAAGGCATCGCCACAGAACTGCGTAGGCTGGCTCACCATTTTGATGAAAGAGAGGATGAATTGTGACCTATAAAATAAATGGAATTGAAGCAATCGCAATAGCCGCAACATTCGTTCACGAAAACCCCGAAATCCAACCAAAAGATCGTCGTAGAATAATGGCAAAAATGCTTGAGCCAATGATCGAAGAGCTATTCGGCAGCGATTACGAACCATATGAAGATCAGGAGGATAAATTATGATCATTAAATCTTGGCAATTCAGAGGATTTATGAGTGCAGAAATGCCGCCGAAATGGCTGGAGCCAGAATGCTCTAAGCGTGCGGGGAGCGCACACCTGTGGATACACACGCAGGAAGGTGAGACGGGCGCAGCGTCAGGGCAGTGGGTCGCCGTCAATTTGCGAGGCCACGTCAGCATACACAACACAAAGCCCGATGGCTGGGGCAGGGAGGTTATCGCAGGGGCTGCCTTCGTGGCGCTTGTTGCGGCTGTCCTAATTGTAATGCTATCCCTTTAATCGATGGCAATTAACGGGAGTTGACATCAAGCCCCGCCGAGGCGGGGTTTTTTACTATAGGAACGACAACCCTTTTTTTTAATTTAATTTTGCATTATATAGAAATAACAGGAGGGCCGCATCATGGCGAAAAAAACAACTGAGAAAAAACCAATGGGCAGGCCACCGTTTAAGGTATCAGATGAAGTGTTGGCAAACGCCACACGGTATATGTCGCAGGGTCTAAACGTCGATCAGTGCGCCAGAATGCTGGGCATTAGCAAGTCCACATTGATGCTTCATCAATCCAACAATTCGGACTTATCGGACAGCTTAAAAAGGGGGAGGGTTCAAGGAATTGAGGCCGTGACCAATACGCTGTTCAATAAAGCCGTCGAGGGCGACAACGTCTCAATGCTGTTCTGGCTCAAAAATAGGGGCGAGGGTGAGTGGGTCGAGAAAGTTGTCACCGACAACACAAACAAAAACACAACGCAATTAGACCTTACGAGGATATCCGATGAACAAATCAGTTCACTTGAAGCAGCTTTTGGGCAGCTTGACATTGGAACAGGTGAGAGCGGAGAAATATAAGCGAAGCCTGCATGAGTTTACGAAAGCCGCATGGCCGACGATTGAACCGGGCGTGCCGTTCAAAGATAATTGGCATCTTCAAGCAGTATCTGAACATCTTCAAGCAATAAAAGAAGGCGAAATTAAGCGCCTGATCATCAACGTGCCGCCACGACACATGAAGTCAATCAGCGTGGCCGTGGCGCTGCCTGCGTGGACTTGGGCATCGCAACCGCATAAAAAGTTCCTCTATGCGTCCTACGCCTCATCCCTGTCGATCAGGGATAGCGTGAAGTGCCGCAGGCTGATCGATAGCCCGTGGTACAAGGCGCACTTCGGTGACAAGTTTAAGCTGACCGACGATCAAAACCAGAAGCAGCGGTTTGAAAACGATCAGACAGGCTATAGGATCGCCACCAGTGTCGGGGGTGCTTTGACCGGGGATGGGGGAGACATTATCGCAATTGACGATCCCCACAATTCGGTAGAAGCAGATAGTTCTAAAGTCAGGGAGGGTGTGCTGGAGTGGTGGGATCAGGCCATGCAGACGCGACTTAACGATCCACAGACGGGCGCGTTTGTCATCATCATGCAAAGATTGCACGAACAAGACCTCACGGGCCATATACTCGCCAATGAGCTAGGCAATGAGTGGGATCACCTATGCCTGCCTGCCAGATATGAGATCGGCCACCCAACGCCCAACAGATCAAGCCTTGGCTTCACAGACCCACGCACAGAGGAGGGGGAGCTTCTGTGGTCCGACAGGATGGATGAGAAGACCTTGACAACCCTAGAGCGGTCTCTTGGCTCCTACGCAGCCGCTGGGCAGCTACAGCAGCGGCCAAGCCCCAAGGGCGGCGGCATACTCAAGGCGTCATGGTGGGTGCCGTGGGAGCGCGAGGAGCTACCCGAAGTTTCGTATGTAATCCAATCGTGGGATACGGCATTTGAAACTAAAGAAAGCTCCAGCTACAGCGCCAGAACAACGTGGG